GTGCAGGGCGAGGCGCTCGTTGTCGACCGTGTAGCCGGAGGGCGCCGAGAACTCGACGTCATTGCCGGCGGCGGCCGCTGCATTGCCCTTGGTGGCCACCTCGGAAAACTCGACCAGGTCGGGCAGTTCGCCGAGCAGCCCCTTAAAGGCTTCGGCCAGCGGCTTCTTGGCATCGCCCTCGCCGAACTCGACCGGAGCGTCCTGGCTGCCCAGGTGGTCGAGCGTGGCGAGCACGACGTCGCGCTGCTCGGGCTTGAGCTTGCCGGTCAGGCTTTCGGCAAAGGCCACGTTGTCGGCGTGGCGCTTATCGGCCGCGTCCTTGTTGGCTTTCGCCTGTAGGGCTTCGAGGGTTTTCTTGAGCTGGGCGTTTGTCGCCTCCAGCGCGGCGGCTTCTTCGGGCGTCACGGTGACGTTCTCCTTGGGTTGAGGTTCGGAAAATGCGGTGGCGGGCTTGTTCTCCTCGGCGCGCTCCTGGCGCGCTTCGTCCTTGAGGTTGGCGACGGCGTAGTCGGGGATGACCTTGTCGGCTTCTTCCAGGCCGTGCTTGCCGATGATCCATTCGCGCAAGCGGCGCCACGGGCCGGCGTTCTGCTGCTCAGACCAGCCGGAGAACTCGACGCCCTCGGTGAAGCAGACGCAGCCGTCGTCCTCGGAAAACTCGGGATCGTCCATGCCCTTCACGGCCGGTGCGGCGGCGCCGAGGAACCCGACGTGGCGCAGATACCAGACGCCGGGCACCGGGTTGCTGGCATCGTCCGGCCGGTAGAACTTGCTGGAGATCGTTCCGTAGCGACCGGCGTTGACGCTCTCGGCGAACTCGGGATCGACTTTCATGGGGGCGGCGTAGAGGCCGCGCGGCTGTGCGGAGAGTGAAGCGGCCCAGCCCTGGGCCGGGTCGTCCAGCTTCGGGTGGCCGATGACGAGAGGCGCCTTGTGCAGCGCCGGGTCGTAGGCCCGTGCCGTGGCTTCCAGATCGGCAGCCGAGAACTCGATGGCCTCGCCGGCCGCAGTGACGTGGCGGCCGGGCTTGAAGATGTGCAGGAGCTTGGGGGCGGTTTTGGTATCCATGCCAGCATGGTGCCGGGCATGAAGGGCGCTTCTCAGGGGGAAGCGGTTCGGTAGGAACCGAGGGGGGATGTCAGCTGATACGGCGTGATTTTTACAAAAGCGGGGTGAGCGCTTGTGGCGCGATTGTCTCGCTCAGCGCGGCAGGTACGCTCCAACTACAACACCAATGATTCCGATAAATGGAGTAATCCAGGCCAACCACTGGACACGAAGCTCATGGCGAGCACGGAGTTCCTTCCGCACCTCTTCACGAAGCCTGAACCAGCCTATTTCGGTGAGGTTCCAACCACCAAGCTGTGTCCCCTCATACCAGCATTCCGAGACTGTTCTATCCTGATTGTATCGGTGAGGGACGGGCACCCGCAGGCGGCGCGCCTGCCGGATCAGCTGCTCAGAATATAGCTCGTCCTCTTCTTCCTCGATCAGAGAAATTGCCCATTGACGCTCACCTTGGAGTCTTGCGCTATCTGTGAAATTTTTTTCTTTCTGGGCGCTCTTAATGAGCTTGCGATACAGGCGGTCAGTCAGTGATTTTTGCCAGACAAGGCGGCGTGAACACTTTGGCAATATAGCAACGCATTTTGAAATGCGGTTGAGTAGCATGGTCATATCGGAAGACTTACAAAAAAAGCGAATTCGTCTGCCTCTGCTGTTCGGATACCAAACAACGGCGTTTAAACACGCTTAAAACACCCCAAGGCACGCCGCGCGCCGCGTAACTGCGCCAAGGGTGTGCTGCAGCCGTTCAACTGGCCCCTGGCGCGATTGGTCGCTGAGCACACCTCAGCGCAAAGAACGTTCTATAGGTTTGATTCAGGGCGAGACGGTTTAGGCAATCCAGAGCGCTTCGGCTTTTGTGCAACGGGCTGCCAGATATAACGCCCTTCCTTGGTTCGCACGCATTCCCTGTCCGAGCTTCCGGAGAGGATGCTCCCTATGGCGTAGGCTTTGCCGGCGTAGGCACATGCGCTCAACCGAGCATCGGCCGCGTTCGCCCTGGCGTTCTGATAGTAGGCAAAGGCACCGCTTGCGATGGCGAGCGAACCGAACGCCAGGGAGAGAAACAGACGCCGCCGGCCTCGCTTGAGGGCGATGTGTAGCTTGCCATCCAATTCCTTCCAGTAGCGATTTGCGCCTGCAAGCTTCTGGTTACTCTCTTCCACCAAGCCACAGGCGTTATCCAAGCGGGTGCGTAGAGATGCGGAGAGGCGAGTCTCTTCGCTCAGCATGCGCTCCAGTCGGAAGCTCTTTTCCTTCGCTTCTCTCAGTTGGGCCGTCAGGTTGCCGTTCTGGATTGCCACCTCGGCCAGGTTACGCGCTCTGTCGTCGCCGATACCAACCCGGCTTTGCAGCGATGCGTTCTCAAGCAAGAGATCGAGAATAGCATGCGCACTGTTTTGCTGCCCGAGACGCATTGCCTCGATGTTCTCGATGCCGATCGTGCGATGCAGGAATTTCCAGGTCTTCCAACCCGGCTCTTCATACTCGGCCTCCAGCCTTTTGACCTTGACGTTCAGGTCAATGCGTTCCTGTTTCGTCAGTTCTCGGCCACCGGCGTGATAGGTGTGGTTCTCGATGTTCCCACCCGCGACCTGACCAACCGGGCCGAGGAAGGTCTGCAGGATCTTTTCGATCTCTCCCTCACTCACGTTTCTTCTTCCCCCCGCCAACGTTGAAGGTAACCGGCTGGGTGTTCTTCACGCCTCCCTCGACCACTTGGCCGACATCGCCGTGGAAAACCTGCTTTGCCTTGGTTTTGTTCGCATTCATCGCCCCCTGTAAGGCACCGGCTGCGGCCATTTTTCCAGCGAGCGGCGCCGCGCGGTAGAGCGCGAGCAATTCGCGCTCGTCGGGTGTGAGTGCTGCGTCCGAGCGGACTCCGGTGACGACGTACTGAATGTCGGCACCTGCATTGGCAATCGCCGCCAGGTAGGCGGCGTCGGGGAAGCGCTCCCCCGCCTCGTAGAGCATCTGCGTTTTCTTTGTTACCCCACCGCATTCACCAAGCTGCGTCTGGTTTACGTCCAAACGCTGGCGCTCTTCGCGCAACCGCATCCCGATAGAAACCATTTGTTCCATCAAATATCCGTTGACATGGAACCGAACGGTTCCCATAATTAACTCACACCGTCCGACCGCAGACGACGAACTAACCGACACCCGGCAAGGTGCCGCGCCCCAACCAAGGAGCACCACATGCAAACGCGTACCGCAGACGAAGCCCGCGCCGAACTGAAGCGTCAGGGCGTGTCCATCTCCCAATGGGCCATTGCCAATGGCTTCTCGACCAACCTGGTCTTCGAAGTCCTCGCCGGCCGCAAGAAGTGCTTGCGCGGCCAGGCCCACAACATCGCCGTCAAGCTCGGCCTCAAGGATGGCGTGATCTGCGCCAACCCGGCCGACGCCCTTGAACGCCGCGCCGCCTGAGGCCCGCCATGCCATTCCCGCAAACCCTTCTTGCCAAGCTCACGGTCTGCCACAAGGGCAAACCGCTGGTGTGCTTCTCCAATTTGCCTGGCCCAGACCCCGAACTGACGCCGAGCCAGATTCGCCAACTCGCCGCCGCTTTGCTTCGCATCGCGGATGACGCCGATGCGCTGCGCTTTTCGGTGCGTCACTACCGGGCCGCGAACCGTGAATACGCGCTGGGCGCCGACATGCATGAATTCAACGCCGCCGGCTTTCGCTTCGATGCGCCTATCTGGGGCGAAGGAGGTTTCGCCTCTCCCTCGCTGCATCCAGCTCATCGGCAATCGACTTTATCGCCAGTGCGGAACGGCCAAGACCCGGATGCTTGCGACGGCCATCCGCGTATTGCCGCAGACCGCGACAAAGGCGGGAACCGTCCAGATTTTCCCTCAGCTCGAGGTCAGCGATGAGTTGCATCACCACGCTGGCCAAGCCATCGACACGAGCGGCCAGTTCGTCATACCGCGCATCACTCATTGCGTTTCCCCTTCGTTGCGATGGCTTCAATTTAGCCAGCCGCAACTCATTTGCATAGTAGCAAAGCCGGACCTTTTTTGGACACCTCGTTTCAAGGACTTTCCAATGCCAACGAGAACTTGGAAACACCCGCCGCAGAGCATCCAGGAGGCCATGGAAGCCTGCCTCAATCACGCGCTGACCAAGCACCGCCGCAGCATCGACCACGTGGCTGCAGACATGGGGCTGGCCAACAAGTGGACCCTCTACAAGTACGTTGAATCCGGCCGCCTGCCGGCGGTGCTGATTCGTCCTTTCGAGGTTGCCTGCCGCGCCGACCACGTCACGCGCTACCTGGCGCACGCCGCACACCGCCTGATCATCGCCATCCCGACCGGCCGCCTGCCGGCCGCCAGCGACCTGCCGGCGGTGCAGGCCGCCACGCACGACGCCCTGGGCGCGCTGATCGGCTTCGCCGCCGGCAAGGCCAGCGCTGAAGAAGTGAAGGCCGCGGTGACGACGGCGCTGGAACAACTGGCCTGGCACCGCGAAAACGCCGCCCGCGCCGCACAGCCCGAACTCGACTTGGGAGCGGACGATTGAGCGACTACATCAACGCCGCCCAGCAGCGCCTGCTCAAGGTCGTCGTGCTGCTCGCCGGCAACGAGTTTTCCGGCCTGGCGCCTTCCGATCTGGCCAAGGCGCTGAGCACCAACCCCAGCAACATCACGCGCGACCTGGCGAACCTCAAGGAGGCCGGCATCGCCGAGCAGATGGCAGACACCGGGCGGTGGCGCCTGGGGCCGAAGCTCGTACAGATCGCCCTCGCATTCTCCGATCACATGGCCCGCTCGTCGGCGCGCATGAGCGAGATCCAGCAGCGCTACACCCGGCAACCCTAAGGGAGAAAAACATGGAAACCCGAGGCCGCAAACCTTTGCAACCCGAGACTCACCCCGTCCTAGTCAACGAAGACGCTGTCCGCACCGACCTTGCCGCCGCTGACGCGCTCCCGGCCCTGCAGGCAGGGCTTGCCGAACACCAAGAAGTCATTCTGGCTCAGTACGGCGATGGCCTTCCCTACGATCGGCTGCGCTACGTCGACAAGTGCCGCTATCACATGGCACGCAGCGCGGAAGAGGCGCTTGAGGTCGGTCGCTGCCTGATCGTGATGAAGGAGTGCGAGGGGCACGGCGACTGGATGAACGTTCTTGAAGATGTTGGGATTGCTCCCCGCACCGCCCAGGCAATGATGCAGGCCACCCTTCGATTCGCAAATGCGCCGACGTCGGCGCATTTGATTGCCGCAGCCAAGTCGAAAAGCAAGCTCCTGGAACTCATGATCCTCGACGACGAGGAAATGACCGCCTTGAACGACGGCGAGTCGGTGCGCGGCATCCAACTCGACGACGTCGAGCGCATGTCAGTCTCCGAATTGCGCCGGGCGCTGCGCAAGGAAAAGGCCGACAAGGAGGCCGAGGTCACACGCGCCCGTGCCGGGGTCTCCGGCGAGCTGGCCGCCAAGGACCGCCTGATCGCCGAAGGCAAGAAGCGCATCGCCGAGCTGGTCGAAGAGAAGAACAAGCGCGAGTGCATGACCGAGGGCGAGCTAACGGCCGAACTGGAACGCGCGCTGAGCGAGGCCACCTTGCTGGCGGTGGGCGCCCTGATCCCGGCGCGCAAGGCGGTGGATCGCCTGCGCGCGCTCGACCACTGCCCGCAGGGGCTGTACGTGGCGGCGCAGGGCGCATTGCACCGGATCGTCACCGAAGTGCAGAGCATCGCACTCGACTACGGCATCGGCCTGGACTTCGGCCTGCCGGCTGGGGAGGCCGACCCCGATTTCGGCGATGGCCTCGACGACCCGAACGCCGGCGAGGTCTTCGGTAATGAATCCGGCCTCGGGCAGCAAGGGTGATGGAGGCGGACATGGCGCTGACGCCGGAACGAATCCTCGCCCTCAGGGCGGCGGCCGATGCCTTGGCCGCCGCCGGCCACGGCCAGAAAGGCGAGATCGCCGCCCGCCAGGCGGCGCTGCTCGGGTGCGACGTGAAGACGCTCTACCGCCAGATCGGCGAAGCCGGCTTTTCCGCGCAGCGCAAGCGGCGCAGCGACGCCGGCCGTCTCTCGGTCAGCCGGGACGAGGTGATGAAGCTGATGGCGGCGAAGATCGCGGCGCAGCGGGCCAACGGCAAGGACAACATGGACGTGGGCAACGCCGCGCAGCTCGCTCGCGCCAATGGCCTGGCCGCGCTAGGCAAGGTGGACAAGGACTCCGGGGAAGTGGTGCCGGTCAGCGATGCCACGCTCACCCGCGCCATTCGCCACTACCAGCTGGACCTCAAGACCCTGCGCGCACCGGCGCCGCACCGTGGCCCGAAGAGCCTGCACCCCAACCACGTATGGCAGGTGGACGCCTCTGTCTGCGTGCTGTTCTACCTGGACACCGGCGGCCTCGGCGTCATGGAGCACGACGAGTTCTACAAGAACAAGCCGGAGAACTTCCAGAAGAAGGCGAAGGCGATGGTGATCCGCTACGTGTGCACCGATCACTACACCGGCGCCGTGCATTTTCGCTACTACCTGGGCGCCGAGTCGGGGGAAATGCTGTGCAACTTCTTCATCGACTGCATGCAGCCCAAGGAGCACGAGAAGGACCCTTTCCAGGGCGTGCCGCTGATCGTCGTCGTCGATCCGGGCAGCGCCAACAAGGGCGCGCTGTTTTCCAACATGTGCCGCCTGCTCGGCGTGAAGGTGATCGTGCATCGCCCGAAAAACCCGCGCGCCAAGGGCAGTGTGGAAAAGCACAACGATCTGATCGAGCGCGGCTTCGAGTCGACGCTGGTCGGCATCAAGGTGGAAGGCCTCGAGCAGCTCAATGCCGAGGCCAGCGTGTGGCGGCGCTGGTTCAACGGCACGCGTAAGCATAGCCGGCACGGCCACACCCGCTACGGGCTGTGGCAAACCATCCGCCAGGAGCAGCTGCGCCTGGCGCCGGCGCCGGAGGTGTGCCGCGCCCTGATGCTCGGCAAGACCACGCCCCGGCAGGTGCGCGGCGACATGACCGTGGAGTTCGACAACAAGATCTACACGGTGGCGCACCTGGAGCACTTGCGCGTCAAGCAGTCGGTGACGGTGGCGCGCAACCCCTACCGGCCCGATGCCATCTTGCTGATCGAGCAGGACGAGCACCGCCGCGACGTGCATTTCGTTTGCCCCGAGGTGCCGATGAACGCGGCCGGCTTCCGCGAGGACGCGCCGGTGTGGGGCGAGGAGTTCAAGGCGTTTGCCGACACGCCGGCGGTGCGCGATCTCAAGGCGATGGAGCAGATGGCCTACGGGGTGGAAGGAAAACTGGCGGTGGATGCGGCGCGCCGCGCGCACAAGCCGATCTTCGGCGGCCTGGACATCAGCAGCCATCTGGATGCAGCCACCCCCGCCAGCTACATGCCGCGACCGGGAACCGACATGGGCGTACAGACGCCGCTTTCAGCCGGCAAGGTCGGCAGCGAGCTGGCGCGGCCGCCGACGGTGGCAGTGGAGGCGCGGCGTCTGAATCTGGTGCAGCTGGCCAGCCGCCTCGCGGGCGCCATGCCTGGGGAGTGGTCGCCGGCGTGCTACCAGCAGATCGCGGAGTGGCATCCGGAAGGGGCAGCGGAAGACGAGGTGGGCGCGATCGCCGCGCGCCTGAAAAGTTTCATGGCACGCCCGCGCCTGGTCGCGGTGGTCGGCGCCTGAAAGGTTGCCCGCCATGCCGTTGGCGCGGCAAGGCGGGCGGATACAACAAGCAATCAAGCACGGAGATTTAAGCATGGAATCGTTCAGCAACCAAACCGGGGAGGAGCGCCATGAGTGCCGTTCCCAAGGACTTTAGGGGGTTCGCGTATATGCCCATCAAGTTGAAAGGCGTGCTCATCCGCCACGGCCTCGCCGTGCGCGCGTTCGCGCCCGAGATCAAGCAGGCCAAGGGAATTCCCCTGTCGGCGCCGGCGCTGTCGCAGATCGTGAATCACAGCTACTTCCCGAAGAACATCGCCGAATCGACGATCAAGTCGCAGATCGAGGCGGCCTTGCTGGCACGCGGTGTCGGCGGCGAGGAACTCGGCGACATCTGGGAGCCGGAGGGCGACGACCGCTATCGGCATGTTTTCCCCCTGGGCGCGCACTTCGGCAAGGCTTCGCCCAAGCCCCCCGGCTTTGGCAAGCGGCCGCCCGTCGAACCCGATTTCAAACCTCTGGAGATTCAGATGCTGTCCCCTCAAGCCAAGCGCCACTTCAAGCTGTTCCGCGATCCCTTCGCCGACGACATCAACTCGCCGGAGGACGTGTTCATGTCCGAGTCGCAGCACTATGTGGTCGAGGCGATGATCCAGACCGCGCTGGTGGGCGGCATCACGGCCGCCATCGGCGAATCGGGATCGGGCAAGACGACGCTGCGCAAGCTGCTGCAGCACCGCATCACGCGCGATCGCCAGAACATCCGCCTGATCTTTCCGCAAACCTTCGATAAGACCAAGCTCAACACGTACGCCATCGGCACGGCCATCGTCGGCGACATCGAGCCGGATTCCCCGGTCAAGCAGAAGAACGAGGCCGTGGCGCGCCAGGTGCGCGAAGTGCTGCTGCGTTCCGCTCGCGCCGGGTTCAAGCACGTGCTGATGATCGAGGAGGCGCACGACCTATCGATCACGACGCTGAAGTACTTGAAACGCTTCAACGAGATCGAGTCCGACGACGGTTTCGGCAAGGTGCTTTCCATCGTGCTGATCGCCCAGCCAGAAATGCGCGTCAAGCTCGATGTGAACCGCTACCCGGAAGCGCGGGAGTTCATCAACCGCTGCGAGGTGGCGACCCTCGACCCGCTGCACCAGTACGTGGGCGACTACCTCAAGCACAAGTTCGGCCGTGTCGGAATTGCGCTGGATGCCGTGCTGGCCGACGACGCGACGGAAGCGATCCGCGCTCGCTGGACCACGATCGACCCCGCCACCCGCACGGTAAAAACCAACCTCTATCCACAGATCGTCAACCGTACCGTCACCCGTGCCATGAATCGCGCGGCGGAGCTGGGCATCCCGCTGGTGACGGGCGATCTGATCCGGGAGCTGTGATGGCTACGAACGCCGTGACCAACCTGCGCCGCGATCAGCCGCGGATCGTGCCAGAGAACGCGCGCGACGCAGCCACCACCAGCGCTACGCGCTTGATCACCGATCTGCTGCGCTGCGTGCTGTGGCTGCTCAAGCACGGCATCTATGTGATCGGTTTCAGCGGCACGCGCAGCGTTGGCGGCGACGACCGCATCGTGGTCCGCGTCGTTGCCAACCCCCACCTCTACATCCTCTTCGGCCGGGATGGGTGCAGCTGGCGCCAGCGCCGGCAGGACGGCGCGCTGACGATCCATACCTGGTTCGGCGAGCGCTTCGGGTGCCGGATCGAGTGGGAGGAAACATCATGCGTCTGATCGCCCGTCTGGGCGCGGCGCTCGCCCACCTCGGGCGCGCGTGGCGCTACTGGACCCGCCTCAACTACACCTGGCGCTTGGCCTGGGCCATGTCGGAGCGTGTGTGATGACAGCTAAACGCCACTGGCCTCCCGCCGATATCGAGCGCCTAAAAGCGCTCTATCCAGACATGCCAACCGCCGAGGTCGCCGCCGCGTTCGGTTGCGAGGTGAAGCACATCTACAACGCCGCCTACCAGCACGGACTGAAAAAGAACGCCGCGTTTTTCGAGTCTTCGGCCGCCGGGCGTCTGAACGGCACCACCGGAGCAGATGCGCGCTTCCCAAAAGGGCACTCCCCTTGGAACAAAGGAAAGCGCTTTGAGGCTGGGGGGCGTAGCGCGGAAACGCGTTTCAAGCCCAACTCCAAACCGCACACCTGGAAGCCAATCGGTAGCGAGCGGGTCGCCGACGGTTATCTGCAGCGAAAAATGACCGATACCGGATACACGCCCCGTGACTGGGTCGCCGTTCACAACCTGATCTGGCAAGAGCACAAAGGGCCGATTCCAAAGGGAAGCGTCGTCGTGTTCAAGGACGGGAACCGGACCAACTTCGACATTGGAAACCTGGAGTGCATCACCCGCACAGAGCTGATGCGGCGGAACTCCATCCACAACTACCCGCAGGAAATTGTTGAGGTCGCTCAACTGCGTGGAGCGATCACCCGGCAGATAAACAAACGTGAAAGGGAAACGAAATGAGCGACATCAACGAACTTCGAAAAGTGCTCTTCGACACGCTGACCGACCTGCGCAATAAGGACAAAACGATCGACATCGATCGAGCCAAGGCAATCAACGATACCGCCAAGAACATCATCGACAGCGCAAAGGTCGAGGTCGACTTCATGCGCGTTGCCGGTGGCCAGGGGAGCGGCTTCATCGGCCAGGCAAGCGCGTTGAAGACGCCCACGGCAACCGGAACGAAGACGGTCGAGCAAAAGGCCGGCTACAGCGTCACGACCCACCAACTCAAATAAGCGCTTGAAAGGACACCCATGGCCACCAAGAGAACCCGCATCAAACAAGCCGCCCCGAAGATAGAAAAGCCGCTGGCGCTGGCCTCTGTGCCCGCCAATCCCACCTTCGACTTCGCACTGTACGACGACGGTCGCCTGGCGATCAGCGCCGGCGACGACGTGCTGGTGCTGCAACACAGCGACACCTACCGCCTCGCACGCTTCCTCGGCCGGCTCGACGTCGGCTTCCTCAGTCCGTACGACGTCGATGTCGTTGCTCAATCCCAAGCCGCCTGAAAGGAACCTCATGGCCACCAAGAAAACCCGTATCAAACAAGCCGCCTCGGCGGTGTTCGTCCCGCAGACCCGCGACCAGGCCGCCGAGGCGATCCGCGCGATCGGCCAGTGCCAGCGCGAGCTGGCACGCCTGACCGCCGACATGAACGACGAGCTGGCGGTCGTGAAGGAGCGCTGGGAAACGGCAGCAGAACCGCACAAGCAGCGCATTGACGCGCTCACCCAGGGCGTGCAGACCTGGTGCGAAGCGCACCGCGACGCACTGACGCAGGGCGGCAAGGTGAAGACCGCCGCGCTGACCACCGGCGAGGTGCAGTGGCGCCTGCGCCCGCCGTCGGCGCGCATCACAGGCCAGGAGGCCGTGCTCGACCTCCTGCGCCGCCTCGGCCTGACGCGCTTCATCCGCACCAAGGAGGAGGTGAACAAGGAAGCGATCCTCAACGAGCCGGAAGCCGTCGCCCACGTCGCCGGTATCACCATCAGCCAGGGCGAGGACTTCGCCATCGTGCCGTTCGAGGCGGAGCTGGCTGGGGAGGCAGCGTGATGTTCTTCAAGAACCTCTACCTCTTCCGCGCCGCACTGGTGAGCGTTGATCGCCTCGAAGAGCGCCTCTCCACGTACCCCTTGCAGGGCTGCTGTGCGACCGACGTACAGAGCATCGGCTGGCTCGCGCCGCGTGACGGCGGCGGCATGGTGCATACCGTCAACCAGCAGCTGCTGCTCTGCCTCGGCGTCGAACAGAAGCTGCTGCCCACCTCGGTCGTCAACCAGTTCGCCAAGGACAAGGCCAAGGAGATCGCCGAGGCCGAAGGCCGTCGGGTCGGGCGCAAGGAAATGCGGGAGATCCGCGAGCAGGTAGCGCTCGCGCTGCTGCCGCGCGCCTTTGTCCGCCGCCGCTTCACCTGGGGCTGGATCGACCCGGTGCACGGCTGGCTCGTCATCGACGCGGCGTCGCCGGCCAGGGCCGAGGAGTTCGTCGAGCACCTGCGCAAATCGCTCGACGGCCTGCCGGTCTGGCGGCTCAAGGTCAAGCAATCGCCAGCCGCCGCCATGACCGGCTGGGTCGCCAGCGGCGACGCGCCGGCCGGCTTCACGCTCGACCAGGATCTCGAACTGAGCTCGGCCGAGGAAGCCAAGGTGCGCTACGTCAAGCACACGCTCGAGGGCGAGGAGGTACGCCGGCACGTCGCCGGCGGCAAGACCGCGACCAAGCTGGCGATGACCTGGAACGATCGCATTTCGTTCGTGCTCACCGACAACCTGCAGCTCAAGCGCCTGGCCTTCCTCGATCTGCTCAAGGAAGAGAACGAGAACCAGGCGAACAACGAAGACGAGCGCTTCGACCTCGACTTCACGTTGATGACCGGCGAAGTGGCGCGGCTGCTCGACGATCTGGTCGAGGCGCTGGGCGGTGAACAGGAGGCAGCGTGATGTTCTTCAAATTCGTCCTGCTGGCGATGGTCTGGAGCACCGCCGCGCTCGTGATGATCGTCGTCGGCTACTACCACGCCAAAGCGGTCCGGCGCAGCGAGCGAAAAATCATGCGTCAGTACGCGAAGGACTTTGCGGCTGCATTTAAAACCGGCGACCGGTTGTCGCTCGTTGCGATCAGCGCACGTCGGTTCGCAGAAAGCCGGGGGATTTCTCGGAAAAAAGTCGTGCGAACCCTGGAGCGCCACCTGGTCGGCGATCTGGTCGAGGCGCTGGGCGGCGAGCAGGAGGCTGTATGAGCCACACACGCGAAACCAACACGGAATTCATCACACGCTTGATGGAGTTCTCTCCGGCCGGCGCGCTGGCGCAAGTGATGATCATCCAGGCCATCGACACCTTTACCCGTGAAGTCGCCAAAGCCCCTCTCGACGATCTGCGGGGCGGATCGCAGCTGGTCTCTGCCGAGTGCTGGCAAGCGACCGCGCAGTACCTGCAGTTAGAAATGACGGCCCGTCTCGGCCAACCATAATAGATCGTAAGATTTTCGTTTATGGATTTATTGTTTTTAAAT